CAGTACATAAAATACACGAATATGTAAAAGGAACATTAGTAGATACATCTAAATCTGGAGATTTTAAAGGTATTAATGATTCAGAGGAAGCATTAGAGTATTTAAAAGAAGTTTTAGAAAAAGGTAGTGAATTTATAACTCTAGATACAGAAACTACTTCTTTGTATCCTAGAGATGGATATATTTTGGGATTTTCATTAAGCTACAAACCTCATCAGGGACGATATGTAATAACAGATATTCTGGATGAGAGACACGAAGAATTAATGCGACAAATTATAGAAAAGTATGATGTTGTATTTCACAACATGAAATTTGACTATAAGATGTTAAAATATCATTTTGGATGGACTTTTAATCCAAATAGAGTACATGATACTATGGTTATGCATTATGTACTTGATGAAAATGATTCTCATGGATTAAAACAATTAGCTTTAAAATATACTAATTATGGCGATTATGATGCAGAACTAACTACTTTTAAGAAGCAGTATTGTTCTTCTCATTCCATATTAGAAGAAGATTTTTCTTTTGAATATATACCTTTTGATATAATTAGTAAATATGCTTCAATAGATACAGCAGTAACATATTCACTGTATACTAAGTTTAAACCTATTATAGATAAGAACGAAAAACTATCCTGGGTTTATAAAAATCTGATGATACGTGGTACATTGTTTCTAATGGATATGGAAGAAGTAGGAATACCTATATCTAGAGAAAGAATGGAAGCAGCCGAAAAGTATTTAGATAAATGGATACTAGAAGCTAAAGAAGAAGTATTTTCTTTTGAACAAGTAAAAAGATTTGAAAAAGATACTGGAAAGATATTTAATCCTAATAGTGTGCAACAGCTTCGTGCAGTATTATTTGATTATGTAAAACTGACTCCTACAGGTAAACTAACTGCAACTGGAGCTTTATCTACAGATGCAGAAGTTTTAGAAGAATTAAGTGCTGAACATCCCTTACCTGAAGCTATATTAAAAGTTAGACAGTTGGGTAAGTTACAAAGTTCATATGTAAGTAAAATTTTACCGGAAATAGACAAAGATGGAAGAATACGAACAAACTTCAACCTCATATTTACGAGCTCTGGAAGGTTATCAAGTTCTGGAAAGTTTAATGCTCAACAAATTCCTAGAGATGATCCAATCATCAAGGGCTGCATTTATGCTCCTAATGGGTATAAGATAGTAAGTCAAGACTTAGCAACAGGAGAAATGTACTATGCTGCCGTTCTAAGTGGAGATACTAATTTACAAAAAGTATTCTTAGATGGCGGAGATTTTCACTCTACTATTGCTAAAATGGTTTTCAATCTTCCTTGCGAAGTTGAATTAGTTAAAAAGTTGTATCCTACAATGCGACAGTCAGCTAAAGCTATATCATTTGGTATTTTATATGGCTCTGGTCCTGCTAAAGTAGCATTAACCGTTAGTAAAGCTTCTGGAGAAGAGTATCCTCTTTATAAGGCTAAAGAAGATATTGATGCATATTTTGATAAATTTCATCGATTAAAAACTTGGCTAGAACAGCGAAAAGCTTTTATTGAAGCTAATGGATATACTTATTCTTTTTTTGGAAGAAAACGTAGATTAACTAATGTTTTTTCTGCTGATAAAGGTATTGCTGCTCATGAAGTAAGAAGTGGTATTAATGCTGAAATACAGTCTCTATGTAGTGACATAAATTTACTAGGAGCTATGGATGCAGCAGATATTATAAAAGAAAAAAATCTGGATGCTAATATATTTATGCTAGTCCATGATTCCATAGTTGCTTTAGTCAAAGATGAGGTTGTGGACGAATACTGTAATATTCTTAAACAGTGTACACAAAAAGATCGCGGTTGTTCTATTCGTAATGCTCCAATTGGAGTAGATCAGGATGTAGGTCAAGACTATTCTTTTGGAAAATTTGATGAAACATATTTTATTGAAGACGGCTGCTTAGTAAGAAAATGAAACTATATGATATATCTTTTCCAGTATACAAGTTAGGAAAGCGAAAACCTATAATAGAAGAAGGAGTATCTTTTTTCCTCAGTGTAACTGAAAAAGAAAATATAGTTACATATGTTACACAAATTATTGACGATAAAAATATCTCTCAAAATTCTTTAGCAAAACGTAGATTACAGTTATTAAAAGAAGGTAAAAAGTTATATAGATTAAAGTATGCTCTATTTTTTATAGCAGATCTATTAAAATTTACAAAAGGTGCTACTTGGTACATTGACTCCACAGGAAAAATTTTTCAATATAGTAAAACTAGAAGAGTACCTCTAGTATTTAAAAGAATTAAAAAAGTTATATCTATTAAAACTGGAGGCGCTATTATTGAAGTCCATGGATTGCCTTATAGATTTAAAACTTTATTTAAACCTTTAATTGAACAAAAATATGTAGGATTATTATATTTTGATAATGGATACATATTATACGGATTTTACGATAAATTATACGATAAAACTACACGAATGATATGACAAAAGCTGTAATAAGTAATAGAATATATTTTAGATCTCCATCTGCTTCATATACTAGACATATAACCAATACTTTAACGTATAAGATAGAAGCAAAAATAAATACTTATAATAAGTATCGTCCAATAGAAGTGATAAAAAATTATAAAATATTGCCTAATGGAGTATTATCTGTTCCGCAAGGAAGAGTGGATTTAATTCCTGAAGGTTTTGATGTTGAAGATAAAAGGATATATGTACCCGTTCCTTATCCAAGACCTAAATTCCCTTTACGGGAAGCACAGATAGAAGTTTTTGATGAAGTAGAAGATTCCTGCTTTATTAATGCTTTAGTAGGATGGGGAAAAACTTTTACAGCTTTACATATTGCTCATAAATTAAGTCAAAAGACTTTAGTCGTAACCCATACCACAGCTCTTAGAGATCAGTGGATGGAAGAAACTGAAAAGTTGTTTGGATTTATTCCAGGTCAAATCGGATCAAACAAATTCGATGTAGAAGATCATTTTATTGTTATAGGCAATGTTCAAACAGTAACAAAAAATATAGATCGAGTTGCTAAAGAATACGGATTAGTTATATTAGATGAAGCCCATCATGTACCTGCAATAACTTTTGCAGCTATCATTGATAGTATGCATTCTAGATATAGAATAGCTTTAAGTGGTACAATGAATAGAACTGATGGAAAACATGTTTTATTTAAAGATTATTTTGGTGATACTGTATATCAACCTCCTCAATCTCATACTCTTGATCCAGTGATTAAATTAATTTCTACAGGTATCTATTTACCACCTAATTTAACCTGGGCTAAGAAAATGAATAATTTATTATATGATGAAGACTATCAACGATTTGTTGCAAAAATTGCTGAAGCGCAGATATCTATAGGGCATTCAGTACTAATAGCAGCAGATAGAGTAGAATTTCTTAATAGAATGGAGCAATATATTGGAAAAGACTGTGTGCTTATTACTGGTGAAACCCCTTTTGAAGAAAGAAAAAGACTCATTGAAAAAATCGAAAAAGGGGAAAAAATGTGTATTGCTGGCAGCCGACAAATCTTCACAGAAGGTATGTCAATAAATCGTTTAAGCTGTGTCATTTTGGCTGTTCCAACCTCTAATCCTATTAGTTTAGAGCAGGTTATTGGTAGAATTATGCGTATACATCCAGATAAACTTGATCCCGTAGTAATTGATCTACAATTTAGTGATCCATCTAGTAAGAAACAAAACTCTTCTAGATTGGCGTTTTATGCAAGCAAAGGTTGGGAAGTTAAAAGGGCTTAAAAAATTACACTTGCGTATAGTTTTCAAAAGTGTTATAATATTATTTCTGTAGTATATATGACTTTATTTTTTGACATTATAAAATTAGAATCTGAATCAAAAGGTAATGATACTCTATTTCTCAACATATTAGAGGATTATTATTATGTAAAAACTTTTAATAGATTGCAGAAATTAAAGTATAAAAATATTAATGGAAAGAGTTGGTTGTTAAACCCTTTACCATTATTTAATAGAAAAATAGCAGATATTATACATATTGTACAATATATAAAACTTGCTGGAAGAAGAAATTATCATCTATATAAGACCTTTAATTTAATATCTTTAGATATTTCATTTTATCCAGACATTAATCTTAAAACAGTAGTGTATAATCCTCTATTGAGAATAAGTAACAATTATATTAATTTCAAATTTGAAGATATATTCTTCGTAACTAAACAAAGGAAATAAACTAAATGGCTTTAAAATTCGGCGAAACTAAAGGTAAAGCGATTAAAAAATCTTATGATGCATTTGAATATAAAGACGGAGAAAATGTAGTACGTCTTATAGGTGACGTTTTACCACGATATGTATATTGGTTAAAAGGCACTAATAATAAGGATATTCCTGTAGAATGCTTGGCTTTTAATCGTGACAAAGAAAAATTTGATAATTTGGAAGTAGATCACGTTCCTTCGTTCTTTCCAGAAAAGAAGTGTTCGTGGGCATATTCAATGAATTGTATTGATCCTAAAGATGGTAAGGTTAAGATTCTTAATTTAAAGAAAAAATTATTTGAACAGATTCTTAATACTGCAGAAGATTTAGGCGATCCTACAGATTTTGAAGAAGGTTGGGATATTGTATTTAAACGTACAAAAACCGGTCCACTTACATTTAATGTAGAATATACACTATCTCCTTTAAAGTGCAAAAAACGTCCTTTAACTGGAGAAGAAAGAGAAGCTGCTGCGGTAGCGGAAAGTATAGATGTTAAAGTTCCGCGTCCTACTCCTGATGAGGTTAAAGCAACATTAGAAAGAATTGTTTCAGGTAGTACGGAAGAAGCAGAACCTGCGGGTACTCCTGAAGAAGCAAAAGATCTTTAAAAGGAAAAGCCCTTTATCCATTTGGCTAAAGGGCTTTTTGCACTCATGAAAATTTTATTTACAGCAGATCTACACATAAAATTAGGACAGAAGAATGTACCTATTCTTTGGGCGAAAGATAGGTATAAAATGCTATTCAAAAAATTAAAAGAATTACAACAAGAATGTAATTTATTCATTATAGGTGGTGATATATTTGATAGAATGCCAACTATAGAAGAATTAGAATTGTTTTTTATGCTTATTAAGTCTTGTCAAATAGAAACGTATATCTATTCTGGAAATCATGAAGCAGTAAGAAAAAATACTACATTTTTAACAAATCTTAAAGATATAGTTCATACTATTAATAATAAAGTTCAGATTTTAGACGACTTTTATTCTTTGGACTATGGAATAGATTTTATTCCATATAATAAGTTAAAAGACTATTATCCTCAAGATATAGATTTTCATGGTAGTATACTGTGTACCCATGTAAGAGGAGATATTCCACCTCATGTTAAAGCAGAAGTTGACTTATCCATCTTCGATAGGTGGAAAATTGTACTTGCTGGGGACTTACATTCTTATGACAACTCTCAACGCAACATACTATACCCTGGATCTCCTGTCACAACTTCTTTCCACAGAAACAAAGTCGAAACGGGAGTAATAATTTTAGATGTTGAAACTTTAGAACACGAATGGATTAAATTAGATTTACCACAACTAATTAGAAAAAGTGTACAAGCTGGAGATCCTATGCCAGCTACAGAATATCATCATACTATTTATGAAGTGGAAGGCGATTTATCGCAATTAGGTGAAGTTCAAGATCATGAATTAATAGATAAAAAAATAGTAACAAGAGATACAGATACAGCACTTATATTATCTCCTGAAATGACTTTACAACAAGAAATAGAAGAATATCTATATTATATATTACAACTTCCTGAAGAAACAGTAAGTGATATAATGAAGGAATTTAATAACAATGCTAATAGGTTTACATAGTGTATGATTACTCTAACTAAACTTCGTTGGAGTAATCTTTTTTCTTATGGTGAAGATAATGAAATAGATTTTACCAAAAATTCTCTTACACAAATTGTAGGAGCCAATGGCTTTGGTAAAAGTAGCATTGCTCTAATATTAGAGGAAGTTCTTTATAATAAAAACTCCAAAGGTATTAAAAAAGCAGATATTCTTAATAGAAATTCTAAAGCTAAAACATATTCTATAGAATTAGAGTTTTATAAAGATGATAATCATTATCTTATAAAATCAACTAGAAGTAATACACAAACAGTTAAATTATTTGAAAATGGTGTAGATATCAGTAGTCATACTGCTACTGCTACATATGCTACTATACAAGCATTAATAGTATACGATCATAAAGCTTTTACTCAGATAGTGTATCAGTCTAGTGCTGCAAGTTTAGAATTTCTAACAGCTACTGACGGTAATAGGAAAAAATTTCTTATCGATCTTTTAAATCTTACTAAGTATGTTGAAATAGGAGAAGTTTTTAAAGATTTAGCAAAAGAACTTAATAATAATTTAATAGCTGTTAATGCAAAGATTAAATCTGCTAAAGATTGGATAGATAAGTATGAAAATACTTCTCTTGATAAATTGCCTACTTTCGAGGTACCAGAAACTCCAAGAAATCTCATAGAAAAAATTTCTAATATTAAAGAACAGATTAATAATATTGATAGCACTAATAAAAGAATAATTCAAAATAATAAATATAAAGAGGTTTTAGATAGTATAAATATTAATACGACTGTCTCCCAACCTTTAGATGTCTCAGAAGAAATATCTAAAAAAGGTTTACTAACTAAAACAGTATCAGACGAGACTAAGTTTATTTCTAGAATTAAAAATTTAAGTGGACAGTGTCCTACTTGCATGCAGGAAATAGATAAAAATAAACTAAAAGAACTTATTGATAATCATACAATGTTGTTAGAAATAGCTACAGGAGAGCTTGACCATATAGAAAAAGTTTTACAACATTGGGGAGAAGAAGAAAGTAAGTGGAGAAAAGAAAGTAAAAAGATAGAAGATTTTGAAAAATATTCTAATTTATACGATCCTAGTCTTTCGCAAGTTGTTCTATCAAAAGAAAGTCTCGAAGATGAAATAAGAAATCTCGAAACTTCTATACAAGAACAATTAGCGGAGATTAAAAGAATAACTGATTTAAACAACATTGCTGTAGC